TTTACCACTTAGCTGTGTTATTCCTGTCATTAACGATCTGCGTGTAGCTACTTCTACTTTGTTTTTTGTACCGCTTGCATAGTCGATAGTCCGTAGTCCGCTTTGTGTCATTGATTTTACTGCTCGCGTCATTGCTGTGGTGTAGTCAAAGGCTCCTGTAGATACTTGCAAGACAACCTTATCCATTGTAGATTGATAAAAGCTTGTTAGGTCATTAAAAACTACCGTTCCACCTTTTTCTGATGCAAATCCTAGTGTATTTGTAATGTTCTTGCATTCGCCAATCGTCTGCGCTTTGATCGCTTCGATTTGTTGCTGCAGGACTTGATTTTCTTCAAACGGAATATAGTCAATGCCTTTTTTCTTATAGAGTTCTCGCAGATTTCCATAATCTTCTTTTAATGCTCGTGTGACTATTGTGTCAATTTCTTTTTCGGATATGGCAGCAGTGCGCTTAATCATCGTTTTAATGTCTTTTTCTCCGATTCCTAAGGCAAACGCACGTTCGACTAAATATTCTGCGTATTCCATCTTAGAAACGCTTTTGATTGATACCGTTATTTCTTTCATTATGTCAAGTTCTAGGTTCATGTAGAGTTTTGATAAACTTTGCGGTAATTGTTCTAATTGCATTGGTGTCATTTAATCAACCCCCAGCTCTTTAAACACAGTTTGTATTTTCGGTAGTTGAATTGCTAGCCAATCAATCATTTCTTCATTTTTTGGCCATGCAGATTCGAAAACGAGTGAATTTCCCGATAGTCCTGATTCGTTAAAAAATGAGTGAATTATTTCATGCCTTAATACTCTTTTTGCATATCTATCTTTGTCTTCTTCGTTTTCCCAAGAAAAGTGTTTCTTTTCTTCAAAGTCTGCAACAACAATTCTTCTTGCGCAGGCATCGCAATATCCATCCGCATTTTGCTTTCCTAAATTATCATCTTCGTCCATCTTGTGTATTTCAATTCTATAGTCAGCTCCAAGTATGTTTACCGTTTTCATACTGTGTCACCACCTAGCTGCTCTTCTTCTTGCTTCGGTAAATTCTTTTCTGCTTGCTCAATTGTTTCACCGTACCATTTCGAACGGTATTCTGCATGTGACATGATGCCCATAGATACGTCTGTGATATCTTGTTTGCGTTCAGCTTGTGGACTACGGAACACGGAATCGTCTAACGTTATTTTCAAATCAACCACGTTTGTGTTTGTTAGGAATCCAATTGACCTAACTAACCCCATTAATGCTGACTTAATCACTAGCGAATGTTTCGATACCGATTGTTGTAAGTCGCTTTTGCCCTCAAAGATTTCTGTAGCGGTCTTAATTCCTGAACCGTCAAATTTATACCGCCCTGAACCCATACCGCATTTGAGACTTAGTAGGTCTAGCGTCTTTTGTAGAGCAACTTCATGCTCTTCGGTTCTAATCGTCATGTTGATTTCTCTAATTGGATCGCCGCCTTCGAATGTCAATGCGGTAAACGCTACGTCGTTAGTGTCAAAAATTGGAACTTCAATTCCGCTTTCTTCCATCAGAATCTGTGTGGCACTTTGGTTGATGACTATTCGTTTCTTGCCTAACATGAACTCGTTAATGTACGAATCGTATACCAAGTCGCAACCTTTTAATTGTGGAAGAGCGTTCCCATAGATTGAAATTCCTAATGGACTATCCAAATCAACGTTGTTTACAATGTTTGGTGTTACGATTTGAAATAATGGTTCAGGCGATCCGGTATATACGATTGGCTCTAAGTTCTCCGGAAGTTCTAGTTCTTTTCCCGAATCACTATCGACTAAATAATTCTTGATTGTGTAATAGCCATTCTCTAACGTGTGCATCTGCACATAATAAGTTGACTTTTCGTCTTGTGTCCGTTCACTTGCAAATGCACATTCAGAAACATAACCATTTTCCCACGATAAAGGATAAATCATGTCTGCTCGAATGTAGTCTACGGCCACTTGTTCGTTCGCAAGGTATTCCACAAATGCCCCTGTGCCTAAAGCAAACGCCTGTTCGATTAGCTGATTAGCTTTAACCAAGAAGTTGTTTTGCTCAAATACTTTCGCAAGGACTGCGTCCATTTGCGTTCCTGCAGCAATCTTTACTTTTTCGTTCAATAGCAGATTCGCCCAATCTTCAGATACATACTTCGCCATCCCTAAATAAAATCTTTGCATTCCAATATTCTTTTTGCCATTCCAAACATTGTAAGAATGAAATTCTTTTACAAATCCTTCATACCATTGTAGCCATTCGTCAGTCATTTCTCTTTGGCTATCGGTAACCGTATTGTACCCCTGGTCGTTTATAAACTTGATAATGCTCATTTAATACCCCCATTTTTTAATATAATTAAGTCCATCACCGGTTCGATGGAATACTCCGTGCTATCTAAACTATCAATGTTTATCGTTCCATCGTCTAATCGTGTGTCCTCCGTGGCTTTCGGGTCAAACAACGCAGATGCAAATGCGTTTCGTGTTTCCTTGCAGCTTTCGTGTATCTTAAACTTACCGATTGCCATTTGAAACAGGATGAAACTTATTCGTCCTTTGATTGGTGTCTTTTTGGCGTTTAGTACTTGTATCGGTATTCTCCTGTTCAATACTGCCGACTGTAACCCTTTAATCAATGTGCTTTCCGCATTATCGCAAAAGGCTTGCGTACATTTAAACTTTTGTTGCACATTAATTACAAAATTGCAAAAGTCATTGTACAGTTCATCAGGTGTTATCTGCTTTAGCTTGTAGTATTCCATTCTTACTACGACTTCTTCTAGCTTGTCTGTAAAGCCGGTAAAGTTAAAGGTATGTGCTGACTTTGTACCACCAAAGTCCACACCGATGATTCCAAACTTTATTTTGCTGTCGTAGTCATCATTGACTGTGAAATCTTGCGGACTATCTGCAAATATTTGATAAATCAATCCTTCAGCTACACATCGTTCCCCTTCTATATCTCGTTTATACCACACTGAACCTTTAACGTATTTACTGATGATATCCTTTATTCTGTCTTCATCTATGCTTAGGTTATCGAACAAAGTAAACTTTTGATATTGATATCCGCTTGCTAGTGGATTGTCTTTGTAGTTATCGATATAATCTGAATAAATCTTGTGTCTTGGATTGCAAGGATTCAAATCCCACAAAATCATTGACTTTTTAGCTGCTAACTGTCTAGCCATGCATACCTTAACGAATGATGATCTACTGTCGTCACTATCGTAATGCTCGTTAATCTCTGTAGCTATCCATAATCCATAAGAATTTCCAAGTATAGATTTATAACTGTTGTTTTTCGAACCGCCTGCGAATATAACAATTTTCTCACCTGTTTTAGTTTGAATATACATCGCTTCATTATCTCGGTATTTTCCCCATCTGCAGCGACCGCGGAATAATGCTTCCAATCCATACCCATTACATACGCCAATGTTTAATTTTGCGTTACCGACTGTGGACCCTGTGGCAAGATGGTATTTGTCCGGGCAAGTTTCAAGAAACATTGCTGCGATAATACAGTTGTCTATTGTCTTTCCACTACGAACTGCTCCTTCTGCTACGCTCATTCCAACATTTAACGCATTCCGGATATAGTCTATATGTTTATCGGAGAATGGTGACCATTTTATTTGCTGTGTTTTACTCATTAGCATTATCCTTTTGTGTAAGCATTTCGGCCAATGGCGTTAAATCCTCAATGTCAAGCTTCGTATTATTCTCAACTTCTTTACGGTCTCGCCATTCAGTCGGCTTTCTATTTTTTAGCCAGAAGATTTGTGCTGTTACATCTGGAACGACTTCTTTTGTAACTTCTTTTGTAACCGTTAGTTCGTATTCGCCTGTATCTGAATTCTTTACCGGTTCTCTTGTGGTTTCCTTGTATTTATATCCCATTGCCCTTTTAAGCAAAGAGTTTTCAACGCCTATGTCAACAACTTCTTTCCCTCTTTTTAAGGCGTCACGGATGGAATGATACTTATTTTTCCATTCGTAAAGTGTCTTTCTGTTTATTCCAATCTTCTCTGCAATTTCGTCGTCTATCAAGCCATCCCTTGCGTATGCTTCAAGCTTTATCAGTCCATCACCGTG